TATTGCACGGTTTTTATAACGTCCAATTTTTCCAATGCTTACCCAATATTCATTAGACCAAGTGCTGCCGCCATCATTAGACCAACGCAACATAGCTTTTGGCTCTGCACCAAGCGTTTCTGTATTGATGCTAAATTGATAGTAAATATTTATGATTTCAGTTGGATCAACCGTTTCTGTCGCAGCGGGCGCAATAATTAAACTAGTAGGGCTTAGGTTTTGATTAACAAAAGTTTGCCCATTTAACCCAACGCCTGGCTGAAATTGAATCTGCAATTCATCAAAGTATTGCCGCTGTAAGTCAGCCGTAAGGTGCGGGGCACGGCGTAATCTACGGATTTTGTTGCCATCTTCCGTATATACCGTTTGATCTAATTTATAGATTTTGCCGTTTTCATAGTCACCGACTAAGTTAACACCTTGAAAAAATGCGGCGCAATTAGAACGATGCCGATGGTAAACGTTTTCGTTATCCACAGATAACCACTTATGCCACATCTTTGTAGATAAGTCATAAGCCCAAGTTAAATCCGCAGTCGGAAAGGTAACCACATAAAATTCGTGACCTTCAATCTGATAGCTGTACGCTACTGCATCGGAAATAACCTTGCCAACCAATGATTGCTCAACCGCATGGGTTGATACCCGTTGAAATTGATAGCCTTGGATGCCGCCGATAATTGCTTGGCCTCTTGTGTCTTTTGATACAAACAAGAATTGTTCGGCAAATCGAGCAATTGAAAATTTAGCCGCAATACCGTGCTGCAACGATGTGCCTGGCACACGCTGAAACGGGAATGATGTAATGCCTGTGATTACATTGCCAACGTCCACCCATACTTCGGATGTCACTTCACCAAGCAAATAAACCTGCCGATGGTCAACAATAAATGACACTAGATTATCTGGCGATCCATCTTTTGAACCAAAATAACCTGTAGTGCTAACCGCCAAACCAAGATCAGAACAAGCCCAATTTTGCGTGTTTGGTTGGTTATAAACAATATAGTTATCTACCGTATCGCAAATGTTTGCACCTTGCCACGGGCCATCTGTATCAGGCAAAACGGCAAACGTATTGGTATCAGCAATCCATGTATAACGATCACCACCATCAACAATATAAGCTGTTAAGCCATTGTTGGTTGTTTGGTTATCAGTAATGGAAACAGGGCCAGTTGATGTATTAAGTGTGCCAATCTCTGTAATCGAATCTACACTTAATGCTGAATAAACTTTATTGCCACATACAATAACTAGATAATTACCGCCTGACAATGCTCGCATCCCCCGCACAGGGGCTTCGTTTAATTGTGCAAGTTTGACAAGCCCAGGCGTTGGGTACAAGGCCACAACGCCACGATCACCAGGCTGTTTAAGCGGATCAATCTCAGGATAAAAGTTAATACATTCCTGTGCATCTTGATAAATGCTAGGTGCTTCGTAAGATGGGCCAACAAAACCAAAATCAGGCATCGCCTATCCTTATCTAAAGAAACCACCGCTTAGAATCCAACCCGCATCCCGTTGGCGGCTTACTAGCAACGCATCTTGGAATCTTGCGGATTGTGTCGGACGCATATTGGTGCGTTTCACCGTAGCTTTAGCTTGTGCTGCATAGCTAGAAATCATTGCAATTTGCGTTTGGTTTGTTTTGCCATACATAGGCATTAACCGTTCAGCCAAACACCACCGCAACGCCATTGCATAGCCTTGTGGCAAATTAATGTTGTCATACAACGTTGTAAACCGACTAAACAAGTTGTCAGCAAACAAGTGCATCTCACCCTGTGACGGGTTAGGCCATACAAAAATGTTTCCAAGCAATTCGGAGGGTTGGTAATACAATGCTTTAGGCCACGGCCCGTTCATTGTTTTCAACCCAATCATTTCGTAATCTTCAAGGTTTAACACAGCAACCGGATAATCTAAACCGCCGTTCACAACGGGTTGACCGTTAGAGTTAGTGTTAATCCGCACAAAGGCCGAATTAATAGTTAATGGACGTTGGTAATATGCCGTAATCGTTGTGGATGCAACCGTTTGCGAAATGTTTACGGTATATGTGCCCGTTTCGTTAACGTTGCCCCCCGCACCTGTCAAAAACCCAACAATCGTTGTTCCGGCTGCAATCCCCGTGCCTGTAATGGTTTGACCAATAGTAATTGCGCCTTGGCTAATTCCGGTAACAGTTAACGTTGTGCCCGCAATAGAACCCGTGACAACAGCATTAGATTGCCCGCCTGGGCCAATGGTGTACTGCGTTTGCCCTGCAACAATCGGAAACACAATTTCATTCTTGTAATACACCATCATATCTTCGTTTGACCATTGATCAATTAGATCATTGAGCATATCAAACGCATCTTGCGCCGCTTCAGGCGTTGGGCTTTCACCTGCTTCAAGTGCCCCAATATCTTTCAATGCACGGCTAATAATATCTATTGGTAAAGCCATAATTTTTCCTAAATATTAGGGGTAAATACTTGCGGCTTCCACGGCGGAATCGTAGGTTTTTGCGATCCCAAATAAGCCAATTGTTTCTCTAAATTAGATTTTATGACGCTTACGCCATCTTGGATAGATTCATTTTCTATCCATTGAGCAATCATTTCCTCTGTCACATCACTAAACGGGACTTTGATAATTTGATCGGAAAATGTCCAATATCCTTCGGTATCTACCGATAAATCGTCTACATACGCTTTGACATAATATCGAGCACCCGTGATTAATTCATCGGTTGCAAGCACATCAAGAATCTTCCAAGTGTAGTTAGCCATAATTTACGCCGGATCGTTAATGCCTGGAATATTATCGTTTGACCAAATTTGTACCGCCGATGAATCTTTAAGAATAAATTTATAGCGTGTGCCGCCTGTAAGCCATATTTGGTTTGGCGGTCTGCCATACGAATCCAAAACAATTGGATTGGAATTAGCAATATTCCCTGCGCTGGTTGTGTAAGTAGCTGCGGGTGCGGATGTTCCGGCTGTGTAGGTATACAACAAGCCACCGTTTAATGGTTGCCCAATATTGTTAAAAAACTGTGCACCTGCGCCGCCAATTGGTGATAAGTAAACTGACATAATTAATCCTATGCGGTATATGAGCCGCTGCTAGTAAATTTAACAATAGTGTTTGAGCCGGATGTTGTTACAGTAGGCGATCCGGTTACTGCGCCTGTATATTGAACCGTTGGAATAGACAAAACAACAACGCCTGATCCACCTGATCCGCTTGATACCGCAGTTGTGCCGCCTCCACCGCCTGAACCTGTGTTAACAGTACCCGCAGTTGCAGGGGTTGTAATGCCTCCACCCGTTCCGCCTCCCCCCGTTCCGCCTGTTCCGCCTGGCACGTTTTGCGATCCGCCTCCGCCACCGCCACCTGCGTATGTAACGGATGATCCGGTTATAGAATTAGCAAGACCTGCCCCACCTGTGCCGCCTTGTGTGCTTGGGTTGCTGTTTGAGCCATTTGCGCCCGCACCGCCACCACCGCCGGATGTTTCATAAAATGTTGTTGTATCGCCCGTTCCGGCTTTATGTTCTGTCGGGCCACCGGATGCATAAATATATGCTTTGCCGCCACCGCTGCCAATATATGAATTAAATGTGCTATCAACGCCCGCTGCACCGTTATAAACATAAGTGCCACCTGCGCCACCCGCACCAACAACAATGGTATATGTAACGCCTGAATTTAATAATGTTGTGCCGGATAAAACACCACCGCCGCCCCCAGGCACACCACCATTTCCAGCCCCGCCCCCTGCGCCACCACCCACAACTAACATAGACACTTGATAAGCACCAACGACAGCCCAGCCTGTGCCGTTATAAAACTCTACTACATTTGTAGTAGTGTTAGCACGCATCATTCCAACAACGGGTGTGCCTGGACGTTGTGCAGATGTACCTGATGGGATTGTTGTCGCACCCGTTGCAGTATCAGATAAAACCAATAATCCGTTTTTAGCGGGCACAGTAATTGAAATAGTGGATGCGGTATCTTCACCAATTAATGATGTTGAGCCGCCCGATGGTGCTTGAAAGACTACTGAACCCATAATTTTTCCTTAAAGCAAAACCCAACTTGTGCCGTTGTACCATTCAGGATAGCCCAAAGTAGAGTTATATCTAATCATCCCGTAAACAGGGCTTGCGGGCCGTTGTGCTGTTGTTCCTGATGCAATATATGCTGCACCCGTTGCAGAATCTTCTAATAACAAAATGCCATTGCTTGTTGGCACATTAATTGCATAATCAATAGCAGAATCTGTCGCTATCATAGATACAGAACCACCTAATGCCGCATCAAATTTTAATGTGCTCATATCATTAATTAATTTTTAAGGTTGTATTAAAACCCAAGTTTGCGTTTGTTCATCCCAATAATATTCTTGCCCATCATTAGGATATGGAATTGGTGGTTGCCATATCCAAGTAGGCGCACCAATTGTCCAACTATAAAATATGCCTGTTTGATTAGACGGGCGAGGCGCATAAAATACATCGTTTGCGGAATCGTATGTATATCCAATTCCTGCATAATTAGCCCGTAACGCTTTAGATTGGTCAGGATCAGGCGTGTTTGTATTGGGTATGTAATAAATACCGCCACGGGTGTTGTAGCTTGTTTTAATCCAAATTAAAGGATCGCCAACTAATCCTGTTTGAATAAATGCTTCATCAGCTACGATTACATCTTCAACCGTGCCTTGACCATTTGTAATTGTTGGTACTTTTGCGTAATGTCCCATGATCTTTATCCCAAATAACTTCCTGATGATGTGTATTTCAAAATGGTATTGCTACCACTCGTT